TCGCGGACCAGCGGGCGGCGGCTCTGACGCAGGTTCCTGAAAACCTTCTGATGGTTTTGACGCATTCGCCTCAAGTTCGGAGATCTTCTGCCCCATTCGCTCGATAACCTGATTAGCCTTGTCGAGCTGCGCCTTGACATCCGCATAAGATGGCCGCCCCCGCTTCGGAGCGTCGTCCTCGTCAACTTTGATTTCTTCTTCAGTCATGGCAGATAGGGCCGGATCTCTCCGGCCCCTCCCTCATTAGCTGGTTGACAGATCGGCAACGACGCCATGTGCTTTTTCGTTGCACATTTCCAGCGTGTACTCGTTGAGGATCACGCGGGTTTCAGCGTCGCCGATTTTGGCCAACGGAAACCGGACCATCTTCCGAAGATATGCCACTTTGACGTTGCTCGGATCAATGTTGTAGACCGTCCTGCCGGCCGACCGGAGATAGCGATGAGGCACCATTTCGACGTCGCCAAAGTCGGTTGCGAACAGGTTAGTAGCCTGCTGGATGCGATCGCGGGCGATGTTTTCGCGTGCCTGAGATCGTCCCGTGAATCCCGATGCCGTGCGTTTCGCGAATGGGCCCATCAGCGCAAACTTGACGTTTCCCCCTGCCGAGTAGATTTCCTGCAGGTTGTCCAGCCAAAGCGTCTCAGTGAAAGCACGCTGCGTGCCATCGGTCGCGGTTGTCGCCGGGGTAACGTTAGGATCGGCCGGGTCTGCGCCGTCCCCGGCGCGCGACGCATTCGTGCGAATCCATGCCTCGAATCCGCGCAGCCCCCGCGTACCAGTGTTGTCGAAAGCGTTGTTTGAAAGACAGATTGCCTCGCAGTCCTTACGCAGCTCGATGGTACGGTCTGCCATTTGCAGCGCCATCTCGCGATTGCGTCCGGCAAGATCGGACGCCTCCAGGGTGCCCGATGTGGTGGCGTCTTTACGGCTGATCTGACAGACATTTGATACGCGCACATTCTGGGTGCCTGCGGACCTGGCAACCTCGTCACCCTCCGGCACCGCATTGGCGGTATCAACCGCCGACAGTGAGCGAGTCTGCCATTCGTGCAACGGCTGCTTGGCTTTAGCCGTGCCGACGCGAGAAGTAAATGGCGTGTCCTCAACATCAACGCGATGGATGTTGTTGGTCAGATCCTCGCGAATGCCGATCGCATTCGCAGTAGTTTGTGAGTTAGTTACGGTAGCCATGATTTCTTACCTTTCGGCCTCCAGTTCGGCCTCATATGCGCGAGCGAGATCGTCACGCGAAGGATTTGGGTTTTCTCTAAGATTGCGAATTGCAGCGGCGGCTTTTGTCGGCCGACCGACGCGCGATACACCAGGAGTTGCCGTTTTCGGCGGCTTGGCCTTTGGAGCTGGCGCAGATTTACGACGTGCAATTGCATCGTCGTAGCGCTTCGCCTTTAGAAGAATTTGAGCTTCTTTCGCGGACATGCCTTTGATTGCGTGCGAATCGAACCCCTGCTGCTCTGCATAATCAAACAGTTCATCGCGAAGTTTAGGACCACGCTCTGGATCAGCAAACATTGGCTCGGCTTGAACCAAAAGGCTTTCCTGCTCGGCGATCCACTGTTGATGCGCAAACGCTTGATACTGCTCGCGTTCGCGGTTTAGTTGCTCACGTTCCTTTGTTGCCGCCTCTCTCGCTTCGACTCCCTCGACATACTCACGGCTCAGCTCGTCGTATCTAAGAGGGTCTTCGAATTCCAAGCTTTTTGGCGGCGGCTTTAGCTCCTTTTCAGCAAACGTAGCTAAGACCGCATCATATCGATGCATCCGCTCTAGTGTCTGCTGCACTGACTGATTAAGCTCTCTGCTTTGCTCAGCAATGGCCTGCGTTTTCCGAGTGTAATCAGCTTGCCGGCTTGCCTCTCGCGTACCTACCCAGCTTTTCAGCTCGGCAGGCAGCTTTGCAAACTGCGCGCGTTCATCCTCGGACATTCCGGGCAGGAACGAATTATCGTCTGTCGCGTTATCCTCTTCAGGGTCGCTAGACGGTTCGTCCTGGTCTGCCTCGGAATCTTGTGACGCCTCTTCATCTTCTGAGGCGCTTAATTCTTCGGTTTCTTCGTCCTCGAACTCGCCGCCATCATGATCGGGCTCTTGTTCGGGATGAGGTGTCGGCTCTGCCTGTTCAGGCTTTGCCTCTGGCTCAATGCCTTGCTCTGCATTCAGTTCGGCTTCGAATCCTGCGGCAATGTCATCAAGCGTAGGTGGCGGCTGGTGCGCTGGCGCGGCTGCGGTAACATCAGACATGGCGGCTCACCTTTTCTTCATTGCGTTTCGATTGCTTTATAATTTCGGCACGGCCCTCATTGATTGTTATCTGGCACCGTCGCCGCAAATCCCGCAAGGCATGCAATCGGTGCCACAATGCCTCCCGCTCGTCATGATCTTCGACTGTTGAATTACTCCACAAGTCGAAATAGTCCGCTTCAACCGCGTCAAACGCCTCAAACAGACCGCCATCGCCCTCTGCCCACTGCCTCATGGCGTTGGCCTTTGCGATTACAGCCTCGCTGTCAGTTGTCATTTATCTAGATCTCCACCTGGCCTATAACCGGCTGTCATGCTGGCCTCAGTTTCGGCCTGCGCGAAGCCCGTCATCTCTGCCTTGTATTTCGCCAATTCAAATTCTTTTTCCGCCTTGAAAACAGCTATACGTTCTTCGATCTGCATCCGATCGACAGCCAATTGCATCTCGTTTTCAGCTTTTAGCTCTGCAACGAGGCGATCTGTTTCCAATCGATACGCCTCAAGCTCCTGCCTGTGCGCAGCGTTGCGCTCTGCCAAATCCTTTTCATGCTGCGCAGTTGCTTCAGCAATTTGCGCGCTAACAGCGGCCTCCTGCTGCTTCATCTCAATGCGCCCCTTGGCTTCGATCACCTTGGGGTCTTCCTGCGGCTGCTGCTGTGCCTGCGCTTGCAATAACTGCTGGCCTTCGTCACTCTCAGGATTTAGGAAATATTGATCAGGGTTTTGCCATCCCAAAGCTGATGTGAGTTTTTTGGCTGTGTTCCATAAGTGCTTCTCCTGCACCATCCCGACTTCACGGCCTTGAGCCTGCACAGCGAGCATCAATTGCGACGCCTGCAATTCTTCGTCCTTGCTCGAATGCCCCAACCCTGTGAAGATCCGCGCCCGCAAGTCAGCATTCCAGTGCCTCGGGTCCATCGTTACCCAATCGCCGGCAATTTTGAGCGAGCGCGGTGCGTCCTGGTACGTCACCAGCAAGCGCAAGATTTTGCGGAAAACTGGAACCAGCAGCGTCTCGGCAAACATGCGAGCCATTAGCCGCTTACGCACCTGGCTATTGCGGTCCTGCCTGCGGCTTTCCGTTGCTGATTTGGGATCGATTTCCTCGCTCGAGATTGCTTGGCCGTTGCGCACTATGCCAGATTGCATCTCTCTCACATTGTCCATGTAGGAGATTGCTTGCAACGCAACGCCGGAGCGATCGGGAACCTCGAGAGCCCGCATCTGCCCCGCCACCTTGGTCCGCACCAAACCTCCAATACGGAATTCGAGGACATCTTGAATGGTATTTTCGCCAATCGCGGTTTCTGGCATCTCCATTCGCGGGTTGTTGGCCAAATACACGTTGTCGAGCATTTGACGCTGAAGCACGGTCTTGATCCGCTGCGTCTGCTTGACCTTATCTGCCAAGCCTTGGCCTATCAGGCGATGCGGGATGCGGTCTGGCGACCACGTATCGAACGGATGATAATCGACCTCTTGCTTATCGAGCAAGGTTTTTCCGACCCGGAAAGCCTGCACCAACTTGCTCCGTCCGTCCCCGTCCAGGTCAACTTCGTAATATTCTTCAAGGAGCAACAACTCATCTGAGAGCTTTGGTCCGCCTTCCTCGTCTTTGCGGCTTTGGTCGAAAAACCGCGAGTCTCGGCGGCTGTCCTCGTCCCATGTCTCGTTATTGCTGGCACTCATGACCAGATCCGCGTCGAACTCCATCGCGATTAGATCTGCTCGCGTTTTGCGGATCTCGTGGCAGCAGTAACCGGGCTTTTCGATGTCTGTAGCCCGCTGGCGGACCTTGAATTCCTCTGGTGGCACCGCAACAATGCACACCTTCGACTTGTCGCGAGTCCGGCGATATTTGACATCTATGGCCATGCCGTTTGGGAACGCTGGCGCGATCTCCTCCGAGAGATCTATTTGCCGCTCGGTCGCTTCGACAATCTCGACACTCGGATCACTAGCAAGCTCGCCATATGCGATCTCGTCTAGGCCTGATGCTTCCCCGTCCTCAATGCATTTCTCGTCGTGCCAGTAGGTTTTGACAACGCCAAGCTTTTGGATCATGGCGCTTTTGGCTACGTCATGAAGAATTATCGTGCCGGGATTATCGACGAAAAATACGTGATTTGCCAGATCAGAGGCATGGTCGCAGAATTCCTCATCTTTCGGGCTGTTTGGCTCGAATTCGACAATGCGATCGCCAGACATGAACGGCTCGAGCAGATCAGGCAATGCCCAATCCACCGTCTCCGCAACGTCAAACGACATAACGTTGCTAGAACCGTCTTCCTCGTCGCCGTATGGCATGCCCAGATAGCGGTCTAGGTTGTCGTCCTGCTCCTGGCTGACTTGATCTGACAGATAGCCGATAGCCGCGCGGTTTTCCTGCGCCAGCAGAGTTACAAGCATATCATCGTCGATTGCTTCGCCTGGCCTTGCAGATCGTGCCTTATAGCTCATGCGTACCGCTTTGATTGATAATTGAGAGTAGCCGCTTTCGGCTTGGTGATGGCCTCGCGGATCATCATGATCCCGATCCGAGTTGCAGACATTAGGTCGTCATTGATCTTGACGATTTTGCCAGCATCCCGGTGATACATGCGTTTTTCGTCGAACCAGTCATTCAGGCTCGCAAACACCTTCAGCCGGCCTGTCTGCATCCGGTCCAACATCTCCATGATGCCGGCCTCAGTCCCAAACCCGCCTTCAGCGTGCGTGGCGTGCTCGAGCATCATATTAAGTCCCTGCGCCCGGTATTGATCGGCCAGCGCTAATCCAGAGCCTTTGTCATGCTGGTATCCATCGTGTGGCCACGCACATGGAATCCAGTCTCCCCAAGGCTTGATCGCCGCCGCGTGAATAACGGGCGTGGCCTTGGCTTGTCGGTAAGTCTTGCAGACATAGATGCAATCAGCGTCGCGGTCCCATGCCAAATTGACGGCTGCTGCCGGGTGATCCCAGCCGAAATCCAGGCCGTTTACTTGCGGCCAGTGCGACGGGATCGCGATATCATCTGCCTTGATTTGCTCATCGGCCACCGGGAACACGGCGCCGGATCCTAGCGACGGGATCCCCTTCGACCTGGCTTCGCGCTCGTGCTCGGGAATGCCTTCCCAAAGCTTCGCCTTCTGCTCTGCGCTTAGGTGTGGAACGTCGTCCCAATCAGCCATCACGCAGTATCGCAATTTGCGACCTCATAGAACATCCGCGCAACCTCTGTCATGCCCTCCAGCGGCGTAAACGTGCAGAGAACGATCCCGTTGACGGTCATGGTCCTGGTCAGACACTCAGTGTAAACGTCCTGTGGCGGTTCTTCATCGAGCCAGACAACATGCTTTGCCGTTCCTTGAAACTTTTTGCGGCCCTGGTCATAGCTCTTGAACCCAAGCTTTGACTTTCCGCCTGACTGATGCCTGACGACAACCGTATCAAGGGCCCCCGCGATCCCTCGCCTATGTGTCGGGTCACCGACGATATCAACGCCTGGGATTAGGCCAGTCCCAAGCTCACCCTCGCCGCCGTCGCCTCCGACTCCGGTCAGTGCCAGTTGCACAATGTCTCTAGTTGTCTCTGATGTGTCGCCGGCCGCCAAAGCGTCGATGGGATCATCGAACCTAGCGCCGGTCCACCATTCTGGATAACGCCCCGTCAGATGAAGCGCCATTTCGTATCCGCCGACGCCCCAGGTCTTGCCGACGCGGTTTGCTGCCATCATGCAGCGCTCTGTGTAGTCCTTGCCGGCGGCGAAGAATTTGAGGTGCTTTGGGTATAGCTCCCGCCTAAGCGGTCCCGTGTCCGGGTACAGTTGGTAGAGCTTCTCCTGATCCGCCGCCCTCTTCCGTTCCTCCAGCAGGCTCAGAAGCTCCACTTTTTTCGCTTCCGGCAAGGAAAGAACGTATTCTGGCGTCAACTGCTGACGTAGATCTTGCGGGAGTAACATCTTCTGACTTGTTGATGATCAGACCTTGGACTTTGGCGATCCCCAAAGCAGCCGCGGTCATTGCTGCCGCGCCGTTGTCTGCTGCCTCTGCTTTCAAATATGCCTTCCGTAGCATCGCGGTGACGGAACTAACCGTCTCTTCTGCTTCGTCTGCCCGGTCTAGCATGTGTTCAATGCTGGCTTCTTGCAGTTGCCCACGCAATTCCTGAAGCCTTGCTATAACCTTGCTGTTGTTGAGTGTGCGCGATGCATTGGCTTCTGTCGTGCTTCGGGCCGTTGTCGGCGACACGTTGTAGGCTTCCAGATAAGACTGATACGCGTTTCCCGTTCTGAGGTAGGCTTGGACGAATGCCTCTTGTTTGTTGGTGAGCTGCTTATTGCTCATGAACCAACCTCGCGATGTGCAGATACGTAGCGTCTATTTGCTGCCGCGTGTTTGCGAAGTAATGCCAATCCTCTGGCTTCGGGTTTGTGGCTCTGATCCACTGACAAACCGAGCGCAGGTTTCGCTTCAGCCATTTTGCGCGCTCAAACGCTATATCGATGCTAGGCGTCGCGCCGTTGAGCTGATTAGCCAAGTTCTCAGGGCCAATCGCGAAGATCAGAGACTTTTCTTTGCGAAGAGCGTTATCTGACGACAGCCCGGCTTCAAAGACAACCGGAACCGGGTCGCGCCCTTGATCAATCCACTCTTTCAAAGCTCGGTATTTCTTGATGCAATTGACCTTGCCGGCCTTCACATCGCTGACGTGTTGATACATCCGCTTGCCTGTACCCTTGCCAACGTACAGTATTTCCCGCATTTCCGGACACAAAATGAAGTAGACATAGCAACCGCCTTTGGGGTGGTTCAGAGCAAGATCAATCAAACATTCTTCTGCGGCCGCGGCCGCATCGTTGGCTTCAAGATATAGCTCAACGAAGCGCTCTTGCTCGTCTGTTAGCTTAGCCATCGTCTTGCGTGATGAGCTTAATGGATTGTTGGGGGTCGTGTTCGATTGTCAGGGCTTCGTCTATCTGCCGTGCGACTTCACTTCTGTAAGTCTCCACGGTCTCTTTGCGAGCTGAATAAGCGTCAAACATGCGCTGTTCGAATTCTTCAGGCGTGATTGTGCCGGCTTTGATCTGGCGGAAGCATTCTTCTTGCTGGGCGAGGTGTTCAGCTTCTGTCACGCGCCTGAGTCTCCGTCCTCTTTACGCACTACACCGACCATAACTAACTGTTATGCTGATTTGTCGATGGTTTGTCAAGCGCTTGCGTCTCGTTGTTTTATCGTTGCTTGATGCCCCAATGCAAAGCAAGAATTTCGAGGCTGGTCTGCAACATCGTCATTCCGGCTGCGTGTGCTTGGGCGCGATCCTTGATCCCTCGATATTTCCGGCCGATCTCTGTTGTCACTTGCAAATCGTCCAGATCCAGTTGCATCATGAGGGCGGACCAGAGTCTGGGCGTTTTAACGGCGGATCTCGCATCAGCCAGCTTTTGGGCGTAGTAGGTTTGCGGATACTCCAGCGGATCGGGGTTGATGTTGTCACCTTCCCTTACGTCAACGCCCATTGATCCTAGCCAAATCTTTGTCAGCTTGTCAGCCGCATCCTTTTCCGCCCGGTCGATGTTACCCCTTTTGAGGTAGGTTTCCCAGACTGTTTTTCGCCGATAGGTAACGCGCCTGGTTTTGCCGTCAGTGTGCGACTTGTCGTGGCTGTATTTCTTCTGCCATTCAACTGTTGGAGTTTCCATGGTGGTCTGCCTTTGCTCGTGACACGTATTTTTTCGACTTACGCGCCGCGATCTTGCGGCTGACAGACTGTTTCGGTTGGTTTTTTACTAGCTTGCCGTCCTTTGTGACGCGGTAGCCTTTGATTGATGTCATTCGAACATATCCCCACTCACTAGAGGCGGCTCTGGTGGCTTGCTTATAAGCATGTCTGGCTGGAGTGCTGCTTCCTCTATGCGCTTGCAGGCGATGTCGAAATAGCTTGCCTCTTGTTCTATGCCGACGAACTTACGACCCATTTTGACGGCTGCAACGCCTGTTGTTCCGCTGCCCATGAACGGGTCTAG